GCCTTTTCCATGCCCTCGTTGGTCACCCGAAAGAACATGCTGTTAGGGACAACGACACCGTTCGTGGCTCGCATCAGCGCTGAAATCATCAGCGCATGGTTACCCCAGAAGCCCATACCCTCGTAGACCGAGCTACCCACCTCGCCCTTATTCGGGTTCCATGTATCGAACCCGGCAGCAAAGGCCGATTGCTTGACACGCTCAAGGTCATCGCAGAAGTCTTCAACGACTAGGAAGCTCATCGGTTACCCATCCACCTGCTCAAGTTGCATACTCGCGGCCAGGCAATCGGCTCGCACGTTATCGGTGATACGGAAGGCGAAGACCCACTGACGACCTCGACCAAGACGACGTCTGATGACGCGCTTCACGAAGTCACCCGTCGATCCGATGTCGTGCTGGGACCAATCGGACCAGTTTTCACCACCGTCCTTGCTGTAGCGAAATTCGACGGTGCTCATACGACTAGTCCCGCTGCTATCGCATGAGCCATTGCTCGCTCAGCAGTTAGTCCGTGTGGATATACGGATACGTGCTCCACGACACCCGTCCATCCGTAGGAGTTCGGGAAATACCCCGTCGTCGTTACGCCGCCGACACAGAACCCTGCCCCATCGCTTGGGCTATTTACCGCTTCGGATGCAATCTGCTGAACAAGCACGCCGTTTCGATACAGATAAAGGACGTCATCGACCTTGGTCGTGAGGAATATTGTCCTTAGGCTTTTAATGATGGGCGAAGGATCTCGGGCAATTGCCGTAGCTGCATCGGCCATTCGACCAGCGACTCGTATATCTGCCGTTGCTACGCGACGAAACTCAAGATCGGCGTTGAAATATCCTAGATTCGGGCTCCGCCACTGACAGGCGATAATCCCTCCCGAACCAGTAACGTCGCTATCCAGCGTAACAACCGCCTCGATAGACCACTCGGGCAGACATCCAACATCTAGAGGACTGCCTGTCGGCGAGCCGCAATTTAGGAATACGCCAGCCAGCTTCGTGTTGAACCTAACGCCTTCGCCAGTTAGCGAATAATCCCCCTGGAACACCCCGTTATAACCATGCCCGCTCTTGTCATTCGCCACACTCCCGGACGTCTCGGTCAAAGGCCAATACAAGAGTGGCGAATCCTCAAGAACCGCTGATTGCATCGAGTGAAGCGAAATATTGATGCTGTCAGGAATGGTCGCGATATTGCCCCGTGAGTCAGTCACCTGTGGCGTGAATGCCGCAACTTGGACGGTCGTCGGCGTTCCTTCTATTGACCCCGTCGATGGGTCAACGGGCTCAATTCCGGATGGAAGCGATCCGGCCGCAAGGGAGAACGTATAAGGGGGCGTCCCGCCTGCGGCCGAATAGGTGAATTCGTATGCCTCACCGACGTAACCATCAGGCGCATTCCCGCTTATGGAAAGCGGAGGGACAGTCGGCTCCTTCTGCGGCTGTCCAGTCTCAAACACCAGTTCCACAGCGTTGACTATGATCGGATTCTGGCTATCCGACAGAACTCCAGTGACACGCATGCGTTCCATTTCCACGCCAGCTTCGTTCTGTACGTTCCAGTCGAGTGTGTAGAGCTTCCCGTTAGAGAAGTCCCCACCGATCCACTTCCCATTCCATCGAACGAGGTCGTTCATGCGCCAGCGCTTTAGCCCCTTCGACTGGCGTCGGTGCCACTCCTGCGTGGCGACGTCATATCCCCAGGTCTGACCGTCCTGAAACGTCAGGTAGAAAATCTTGTGCCCGCGGTCTTCGAATGTGAACGCAAAGGCCGTCGCGTTGTTGCAGCGCGAGATAGCCTGCTCTATGGCGTAGGTCGAGATACGAATGGGCGAGTACCCATTCGCTCGATAGACAACGCCATCGCCGCCAAGCCAGAAGACACTATTGTCCAGACGGACAATGGCATATGGGCTAGCCGCGCCAACCTCCATCACCGTGCCACCCGATCGCTGGAATGTTCCCGTGGCGGCACCCGTGTTCGTGTAGGGCTCGATCGTCCTTTCGCCGAAAAGCCACCATTCGCGGTGCGAGACGATCTGGCCTACCAGCTTGTCAGGCGACCCTTCCGCTTCGTAGCGATCAAGGGTGTTGTAAGACATCGCATCTGCAAGATCGGACGTACCGGCGAACCGCCGCCCTGGTTCGATATACGTGATGTAGCTATCGACGTAGTCGAAGGAAATCGCGCCGGGGAACCCCTCGTCCGTAATTCGCGAAAGGACGCCGGTCACAGTGTTGTAGACGTAACCGGGGGTAATCGCTACCTCGTTCCCGCCAGTGATCTGGTTGTGGCTCAGGATGACGCGACCTACGCCGGGGATGGTGCCGAGGTTCTTCTTCGCGCCATTCGCTGCGACCGAGAACAGGCTTGTACCCGAAACCACAAGCAACAGGCCCTCGACGTTACGCATGCCGCGAATGGGCGCATGCGTCTCAAGATCGACGAATTCTGATGCACCTGGGGCACAACGAAGCATACGTGCCGATCGGGTTCCATCCTTCTCCGCGTAGACGGGGATGTAATTGACCGTGTCCTGCACGGACCATGCACGGGTGTCGTCGGTATAAGCGCCACCTACGATCGGGGCGTCGGTCCAGCGCGGCATCAGAAGTACTCCGACTGCTGGGTGCTACCCATGTAGCGGAACTCCTTGAGTCGGTTTAGCCTCTGCAACCCGAGGATCTGTAGCGGGCCCAGCGTGGCAACGCGCGAACTCGTTCCGAACGCGGGCATAAGTGCGGGCGCGATGTACCAGACAAGCGCGCGGAAATAGGCGCCAGGGATCGCATCGCTATCCGGATCAAAGGGGATGAGCCCCTCGCCGAACAGATACTCCAATTCCTGCTGACATAGGTCGTCAGCGACCTTTGCATCCTCCGGGGAGGGATTACCCTGTGTTGACTGGCCGTCAAGCACGCCATTCTCAGTCAGCACGGCGTTGCGAAGCTCATCGCGCTTGTAGGTAGCCATGGAATCCCCGATGGACAAGAAAGAGGGGCGGATTGCCCGCCCCTCGATGGGTCACTTACGCGTCGAGCGGAGCGGCGACGAAGCCGGTCACCATGCCCCAGTCCTTCGGGGTGCCGTCCTGATCCCAAACGACCTTCTCGACGCCGCGGATCTCCATGAAACCCACGCCGTTCTGGTAGCCGTAGTCGTCTTCCTTGCGCAGTGTGGTCTTGGTGGTCTGCGCCCAAGCGACAGCGATCGCCTGCGAGCCGCACAGATACCAGGGCTCGACACGAACCGGGGTTCCAGCCGTGTTGTTGAAGCCTGCGATCTCGGGAATCTCGCGGATCACGACGCCATCCCAGTAAAGGGAGGTGGTGCCGGTGAACAGCGGGTTCTCCTTCGAACGCTCGCGGGCATTCTCATGGACTTCCGCCAGGTCTTCCTTGAGGTCACGATAGGTAAGCTTGCCCACGTACATGACGTACGTTTCCTCGTCCTCGCCGTACTTGTACGGGCGGATACCGTCGCCATTCACGGTCTTGGCGCCCTGGGCGATGCGCTTGGCGAGGGAAACAATCTCCTTCGACATCCGCATGGTGCCCGTCACGGCATTCAGCGCAGTGGCATGCGTGGCGTTGTAGTTCGCCACCGCATCGCCATAGAGGACGCGATCCACGTTGTTCGCGTTCCACGTATTGCGCTGCGTCGCCGTCGCTGCGGTGTAGGAAACACCCGTCGCCACGGACCCGAGAGCCGTGATGATGGCGTTCTTGAGTAGACGCATCGACAGGTCTTTCAGCGCAACTCGACCGGCTTCACGGACGTCGAATGCCGACGCCTGTTCCTCCAGGCCGTTGACCACGACCGCGTCGCGGACCACCTTCACGGTGACTTGGAAGCCCTCGTTCGGAAGCTGCTTCTCGTTGCCGACAAGGGCCGTGCTGCCATCGTTGGAGGTGGTGGCGTCGAGCGCGCCGACGAGGTTGAAGGTGATCGCATCACCCTTCTTCTTCGTCAAGTCGCGGTTGACCTGAATGATGGAATTTTCATCCGATCCCATGTACCGCTTGAAGCGGCTGTCACGGACGTATTCCATCCAGAACTTGTTGTCCCACTGTTTTGCACGCGCAGCGGGTGAAATCACGGTGTTAGCCATGGCTTACTTCCTCGGAAAGAGTTCTTTGAAGGGGTCGGGCTCTTTCGCGGCGCCGGAAGCACCTACGTTTCGAGCCGACGAAAGGTCAGGGGGTATGGCGTTGGCGCTTCGCGCCTTTCCAGAGGCTTCTTCCTCGGCTTCCTGGGCGATCTTGGCCCTGACTTCGGCCTCGATCCGCGCCCTGTAAGCATCGGGGTCTTCCATCTGTTTGAGCTCGATGAGCTTCTTGCCGAACTGGTAACCCGCCTTGGCGGGATCGGGCGCAGAAAGAATCTGCTGGAGCCCGGCAGGGTTGCTCTGTCCGTATTCCTTGACCTTCTCGATGACCTCGTCGTAGTCCTTGTGCTTCTCACGCATGTCGTCCTCACGTGCCACGAGGAATCGATGCTGTAATTCTCGCTCGGACTTTGAGACTCGGCTGGCGATGAAGGCGTCAGGGTCTTCCCAGAACGTAAGCTCTGGTGCCTGATCGGCCTCAGGCGGAGCTTTCTGCGCCTGGGGTCGGGTCTTCTCTAGCGCCGCTTCCAGTTCGGCGATCCGCTTCTCGCGCTCTTGGCGCTTCTCGCGTTCCGCCTTTAATGCAGCGAGTGGAACGTGCTCTTTCTCGGTGGTTGCTTCGGCCGTCGTCGCCTCTGCTGCCGTTCCCGGCTCTTTTTCGACCGTTCCTGCTTCCTCCGGCTCGATATCGCTCTCGGTCGTGGTTTCGACCTCGGGTGATGCCGCGTCGCTGTCCGCAAAGTCATCGAGAAAATCGCGTTCTGTCTCGCTCATGGTTCACCTCATCGACCTTTCGCCGTCGTCGCGTCTCGCGCCATGCCGTGCGCGTCCGGGCAACAAAAAAGCCGCCCGAAGGCGGCTTAGTCATCGCGTGGTTGAACTGGTTAAGCTGGCTGCACCGGCTGCTCTGGAGCGGTCGCGAAGGCCAAAGGGCCCGGCGTCTGACCATCGACGGGCCATCCGGGCGGTACGGATTCAAGCGGCTGCGGCCGGAGCGCGACAATGCGCTGCGTCTCCGCCTCGTATTCCTTGATCTGCAATTCCTTAAGCCTAAGCTGCGCGTCGGTCATGGCTCCGGCGACATCGCCAGCGTTGTCAGCCTTGGCTTGCTGGAGTTCCATCTGAGTCTTCTGCAACTCGTCCTGCGCGTCCTTCAATTGCTGCCGCATATCCTGCATCTGCTTCTGGATTTGAGGCGGGATGCCGCCCTTGTCCAAGTACTCAAGGATCTCGTCCTTGTTACGCAGTGTGGACGCCTGGATGATCGCCTTTGTCGGGATGGCTGCCGGGTCCGCCTTCTTGAGTTCAACGAGCGCCTGGAACTGTTCGCTCTGGAGATTCACGGACTCCGGGGCATCCTCAAGGATTACATCCACATCGAGTTCGCCGAGCGGGTTCTTAGTGCCAACGACCTCATCGAGACGCGGATCATTCGGGTCCACGCCCGGATCGAACGGTTCGCCACTCTCCTGCGCCTTGCGCATCTGCTCAATGATCTGGTCACGCCGGGTGATCGGCTTATTCAGCGGAACCCAGCGGAGGTTCTTCTCATCATCAGTGACGCGGATCCATCGTTCCTCCGTCCAGTACTGGCGAATGCGATACCAAACCTGACGGTAGACCTCCCACGACCACTGGCGAAGCGATTCGAACACCTTGCCCTGCTCCGCCAGACCAGCAGATATCTGTACTTCCTGGGCACGACCTGACGGGGCCGCCTGATCGCCCGCCAAGGCTGGATTCACGCCAGAGATATCGATCTCCGCCTTGGCTTCCTGCAATAGCTGGAACTGCCCCGCGACGAGTGCCTGCTCGTCGATGAATTCGAACCGCATGTCCCCGTTGACCTCGATGTATCCATCGGGCCGGGCTGCTTCACGGCGGGCATGTTCCACGCCACCTGTCGCAGCGCCCTTCTCGGCAACGATCTTCTTGCTGTTCAGCAAGTGGAGAGCCTTCGAACGCCGCTTGTTGATCTCGTCCTGGGGGCTGATGTGGCGACGAACGACACCGTAGCGCTCGTTCTCTCGGGTCACATACGCGCTGCACGCGATCAAGTCGCACGTGGGCTCGTCGTTCTCATCCAGATACGGGGAAACCACCGGCCCCCAGAGGAACCCGCCGCGGCAGAAGATGCAGACCCACCACTGGCCTTGGTGGCGGAACCGATGGTGCAGGACACGGATGCGATGCCGCTTCTTGTCGCTCCAATCCAGGCGCGGCCTATCGTCGTACGTGTCACCTGCGAGGTTCCCCTCGGCATAGCAACTCTCAATGACGTCGGCGGCCTCCGGGAAGTCCCTGAGCGCGTCGCCCTCGTCCATCCAGAGGACTTCGCCATGGAACTTGGCGTCGCTGAAATCTGGCTTTCGGCTGTGTGGGTCACGGTAATACCGGTCCCATGGCACATGCGTGATCTTCACCTCCATCTGGTCGCGGACTTTCTTGGCCGTGACAGATGCCGCGCCAATGCCCTCGATCATGAGGTTTTCCGCGGCGGCGGAGCGGATGGTGTCGAACTTGTTGGACTCGCACACGTAACTGATCGAGTCAGTCACGCTGTTGGCGTCGTCCTCGTGCTGAGGCGTGCGGGGATATGCCTTGGGCTCCGTCCGCATCTTGAGCTCGTGCCCAAGGAGAGTATCGATCTTGGGGCCGATGCGGTTACTGATGACAGGAGGCTGCTTGCGCTTCTTTAGCGCTTCAAGCTCGTCCTGCGATAACTGGTCGCCATCGTAGTAGTCGCGGTCCCTCTCGCAGAGCTCGCGCTCACGCTGGGTCGAGGTAAACGCATCCTCAAAATCAGTAACGAGGTCGGCAACATCCACCTCGCCAACCACGTCTTGGGTGCTGGCGTCGGTCACGCTGTCTTCCACGATTCTTCTTCCTCGGGTTCGATGTCGTAGTCGTCGGCCTTCCGACCCTTGTTCAGGTCGTCAGCCGCGGTTGCGTTGTGGATGTCGTCCAGGCCACGGCCTATCAGGCTGCACACATCGACGGCATCGTCCTGCCTGCCATCAATGCCGTTGAAAGCGCACAACTGGTTCAGGAGACGAATGGCCCATGGCTGGCCTTTCGGCAGGTACACGGTTCCCGCAGACGCCCTGGCTGCGAAGCCAAGCGCGCGTTCTGCCTTGCTACTGGCCGAAGCCAGTCCGATGCGTCGCGTGAAGGTCTGTGTCTCGCGCATTCGGCGAGTGATGGCGCTATCGAGCGCCCGCAGGATCACGCCCTTTTCTTCGAATGCCGCCATCGGCTTGTGCTTGGCGACTAGCTCGATCCAGGCGTCAATCCATTCGGAGGGATCGGCCTGCTTGTGCCACCAGTCCACCGCGTACAGGTCACCGTCCGGGGTCATCCCCCAGACGCCATGTTCCGTATGGTCGTTCTCGCCGTCGCTGACGCCGTAATCGCTGGCGATGTATTTATTGAGACGCGAGGGAAGCACGTCGTAGAACTTGAACCAGTCGCGCTTGAACAAAAGACCGGCAACGGATCGGCACTGCCCTTCCCATACGTGCCGGTAAAGGTCTTCATTGAGCCGGAGAAGCTTGACTCGCTCCTTCTCCAACTCGTCAGGGAACCATGGGTTGTCCCGCCAGTTCATATCGATGACCAGAGTGTCTGGGTCGTCGATAGCCGCCAGCTGGTGCACAAAATCGTCTTCCGTCTCCGGGTTGTAGGTCCACCACAACTCGGAACCTGGCTTTCGGATGGTCGGGATGAGCACCTGCGCCGATCGCTCGGACACGGTATGTGCTTCCTCTACCCACACCCCATCAAACCCTTCATAGGACTTGATCGAATCCGCCGTATGGTCTTGCAGGCCAGCGAAGGCGAACTCCGTCCCGTTCAGGCCCTTGATGACGCGCTCTTGTACGTCGTAGAAGCCGCCAAGCCCCATGGCCTGAATCGTGTCGTCCAGTAGGCGATGCGATGACTCCTTGATCGACTTCTGCACCTCACGGGCACATAGCCATCGGATCGGCTGCTGGTATCCCTTCGCTGCCAGGATGCGGCCAACAGACCACGACTTCGCTGACCCTCGACCACCACGCGCGATCTTATGCCGCCTCCGCTCTGTGGCGAATGGCGCCATCTTGGCTGGGATCTCCAGCCGGAGGGTTCGGCTCATTCCTTCGTCGGGCTGACCGTCACCAACTCAATACGGGTCGGGAGGATGCTTCCCGAATGCTCCAGCTTGCTTGCGTCCGTGTAGTCCTCTCGGAACCGGCAGCTAACCTGCTTGGCCCAGAGCGAGGCATTGAAGCCTTGCATCACAAGGCCCGTCTGTCCCATATCCTCAAACCACGCCTGCGAAAGATCCCTCGCGTGTGTCATTGCGTCACCAAATTCTGGGTAACGCTCCTGCCACTCGTAGAGCGTCTTCCTGGCAACGCCGAGATTGGCGGCGATCTGGGCATGGCTTTTCCCCTCGCGCCCAAGCTCTAACACCCGTTCGCAGAACTCCGGTCGGTAGTCAGTGGGGCGACCGGCAGGCATCAGGTGATCTCCAACAGGGCTTCATAGATGAGCACCCCATCAGCCGTCAGGTCGATGCGGTACAGGGATTCGTTAAGTCGATTGGTCTGGGACGATGCCGGGACCGTGAACACAGCTTCGCCAAGCACATCCGACGTTGCCGGTAGTGCCATGTACCTGTAACGGCTGGCGTAGGGCCTCAGGTGGACGTCGAGCACCTTGCCCGCCAGATCCACTGGGCCAGTGTCATCACGGATCAGGCAGGTGACCGTAGAGTCGTAGCCCCGTGCCACATGGTGTAAGGCCTGACGACGATTCACTGCCCTACCCTCTCACCCGTCAAGGCTGCTTGGAGCCCGATGACTTGGGCGTCGCACTGGGCTGCGGCGCGAACAATTCGGCCCGCACTTGCTTCTCGGTCGTTGGCGCCTGCATCAGGCTGGCGTCCACTGGCGGCAGATGACACGACGGCGGAGGTGGCACGACAGGTTGCCCACTCGTCGCGCAGCCGGACAGCGCCAGAGCGCAGGTCAGCCACAGTCTGGTTCGCGGCTTGCTCGGCATCGGCCTTACCCTTCTCGTAGTTGGTCGCGGCCTGGCGAATGGCGTCGGCCTGCTTCTGTTCGGCGGAACGCTGTGCGGTTATGGCATCAGCGCGGTCACTGGCAAGCTGGGCGCGCTCCTTGTCCCAAGCGGACTGGAGTACCGCCAGATTGCGATCGCCCATCAGCTTGGCTACGCCGAAGCCAGCGCCGAACAGGAGTGCCGCGGCGACAACTATGGCGATCAGTTTGGCGCTCACTGCGTTTCCGCCTTGGATGAGCCGCGACTGTTGCCGAACAAGTCGCCAACCACCGCGCCTGCGTTACCGATCAGCGCGCCGACCATCAGATTCAGCATGTCCTTGTTCTCGGGCGGGACCTTAATCTGCAAGAGGGCCATACCGAGTAACCCCATAAGGAGCCATACCAAGATCGCAATGCCTGCCTTGAGAATGCGGGCATCGCGCGCCGGGTTCGTCATGGCGTCAGTGCGTCCAACCTGTGGGCTCAACGCCAGTCCGCATCATCCGGTGCAATTCCAAGACGCGCCGCTTCTCGCCATCCTCGACGGCCTTGTCGGGCCATTTGGTCATCATCAGCGCGTCGGCTGCGTCTTCCCAGCTGTTCCGGTCTACCGCAGTCCAGAGCGGCTTACAGTCCAAGAGAGGCTGTAGCCGTATGGCTAGCGCGACGTGCGCCAGGACGGACAGCCGCACTGGGTTGATCTGGGGATAGATGGCCGTTCGGGTACGGAGCATGCCCACATACCGCGACAGGTTCTTCTCCGCCATGTTCAGCATCTCGCCCCGTTCAACCACACGGGTCGCGGCGATCCGGTGGAAGTCGGACAAGTCCCGATCCCCTGCGTCATGGATAGCGCCGAGGAACGGCGCATGCTGGGCGACGTGTCGTAGGGCGACAGTGATCGCCTCGGCTTCGGTGGCCTCAACGCGAGCAATCGTCTCGTCCAGTTCCACATCGCGTTCCGTCACTTCACATCCAGGGCTTGCTTTGCCCTGGCCCAACGCAGTTCGCGGTCCGCCTGACCGTTCAAGCCGCCGTTGATCTTCTTCGTGATCGATGAAAAATCTCCGATGTCGGCCAGTTCATTGCAGCCGTGATCACGCCAGTACAGACCCGCCGATCGAGCGGCAAGGTCAGGATGCTCAAGAAGCTCAGGACTGTTCACGAGATTCACAGCCAGGCGCTTGCCGACCGTGGCGTAGTTCGCCCTTCCGGTGACTTGCAGTAGGCCGCGACCCATGAAGCGCTTGCCATCACCCGACTGGGTGTTGCCTAGATCCGTCCTGCCCTCATAGCGCGACTGACTGGCTGTCGGTCCCCAGATCTCGCGTGTGTAAGCGAAGCCCATGGACTCATGGGCACACTGGGCTATGAAGGCGGCTTGACGCTCGGGTGTGCTGATACCGAACTCGGTCATGGCGGCCGTTACTGGCCCGACCCATTGATCGGCTAATGCTGCAGTCACGTTGGCCGCCAGCTTGAATGTCTTGGCGTCCATCGGTCTTCCGAATAGGGGCCCGCCCACCAAGCAGGGGAACAAGGTGAGCGGGCGATGAGCCGGATTGCCCGGCACAAACGAAAACGCCCCGCTGGTTAGGCGAGGCGTAGAGGTAGCTTTGAGCTATGACTCATTCTTTCGGAAAAATTCTCACGCGTCAACTGGTACGCACACCATCCGGATGATTTCGCCGTCGTCGCATAGACCGAGGAGCCTTGCGAGCGTCTTCCGCCCCTCGTTGAGGTGCCGGTAGAAGGTGGCCTGTCCCATGGGGAGCCCCTGCTCACGAAGTCTCTGGATGCGTTGCTCCATTGCCATCCACGGCGCCATGTAGAACGCCTTGATGACCTGCACTGGAGCCCATCGACCCTCCGCGAGCATCAGGTCGAGGGCCCTTTGCACATCGTCAGCAGGTGTCCAGTCCTTCGTGGACTTGGGGTTGAGGCCCTGGGGAGGACGCCCGTGGTACTTGATCAGCGAATGGAGGGGAGATATCCCTTGCCATCCGGTGTCGTCATACCTACCGCCGCCATATTCTCTAGCCCACTCGCGAAGCCGGTCTTCAAGCATGCTGTTTCGCGACATGTGTCACCCCCTGCAATTTCACATGGTCAGGTTCAAAGCTCATCCCCGGCACCGTTAGGCATCGGGGGAATGTTCTGTGCGGCTGGTCGCATACGGAGCGACCCCATCCATCGACACGGTTCGCGCAGAAGGCGCAGCCACCCGCGGCTCGGACCTTGGCGGCGACCTCCGAGCATCCGAGTCGCTCGGCGAACATCTCTGGCCGAGATAGCTCACCCATGGCGGGATCTCCGCTTCATCTCCCGCTTGACCCTGTCCCGCCTGCCTTGGGCGCGCTTCATCGCCGCCTCGGCTTCGTCGAGACTTCTCTTAAGTTGACTATCGGAATGACGCTCGTACCCTGTTGGCGTGCGCGGCGAAGCATCAGCCTTGCCTGCTCCCGTAGCCACGGTCGGCACTCGGCTTGCTGCTCCGGCGTCAGGGCATCGATCAATGGCGGCCACTTCTGGATGTCCGGCTGCGTCCGCATGATCCGTAGCGCATGTTCCAGATATTTGTAGACGGTCATTCATGCCGCCGCCACTTCGATGCGAACGCCAAACTGCCCCCGCTTGCACCGCTCCTGGGTGTATCGCCAGGAGATACGGGGGTCGTTGTCGGGGATGCCATAGGCGTCAGAAACGCCGTCACGAATGGCCTTGAAGGCACCTTGCAAGTTGTCGTCGTCGAGCGACCCAGCTGAAAGTCGGACCATGGTGACCACGACCGGTAGTTCGGGCCTGCCGCGCGCGTGCTTGACGGTCATGTGGGCCGCGGCCCGTTCACCGCGGACGCGTCGCGAACGGGCGAGAAAGTGCTCCCGCGCATTGAGTCCAGCGACAGTCTTAATGGGAAGCTCCACGATGATCATGCGGCTAGCCTCGCCAGCGTGTCCGCCAGCAGATCGAGTTCCGTCCACTTCTTGATCCTCAGCATTGTCTTGTCGCCGTGGACGCCCTTCGGACCGCGGTGGCATGAGGGGCACAGCGGCACGGTGAGGAAGTGACCGGCGCGCTGTCCCGCGCCCTGGCCTGTGCGAATGTGGTGTACTTCGACGCCAGCGGCATCACACAGACCACAAGTGAGTTGAGCAACGCGGCCCATGTGCTTTCGTTCGGCGGCGGTGCTCACTGGACGTCCTCCGAAACGGAGGGGATTCCGAGACGAGACCGAAGCCATCGGTCTTTGTCGTGAGCTGTCGGCTGGTATGAATTGATCAGCCCGAGTAACGAATCTGCGGAAGGAGTGGAGTTACGCATCGCAGCGGCGTTCCGCTGTAGATACGACAACATCGACTCACTGTATGGCTCATTGTGACCAGTGAGAGGGCCAAGAAAGGGGGTTATAAAGGTCATGCCGCCTCCCGATGCTCAGACCAGCGCACACCCTTCTCGGCGCCGAACCACTGGATGAACTCGATCAGTTCGACCATGTCGCCAACGGTCATCTTCGAAGTGCGCTGACCGAGCATCACGAAGCCGCCGTCAACGCCCTGAGCGACACGCTGCGACTTATGGAGGCCAGCGGTCAGGATGTCCTTCCAATCGTCCGGCGAGAGCTTCTGGAGCTTGCCATCGACCGGCCAGTCAACCTGATGCGCGATGTCGGTCAGGCACGCCCACATCTTGGCGTTCTGTTCCAGCGATCGCTTCGACTTGAACTCGTCGATGCTGACCTTCACCGCCTTACCAAGCTCAAGGATCTCGCAGGCCAAGTGCCACGCATGACCCATGCGCGGACGAGCGTTCTCTTGCTTGAGGATGACGGTCTGGGTCATGACCTCACCTCATTGCAGCCCATGCAGCGCAGATAGGACGATCCATCCTTTCGGTGCGCCCTGACCCACTCGTGGCCGTGGCGAACGCAGATGACGAACCGGGTTAGGAGGTTGGAGAGGATCATGCGATGCGCTCCCACAGGGACGGTGGACGACCCATGCGCTGGACACGGGTAGGTTGGCTACGGCGCACCTTCCCATCGTCAGCCAGACGGGATAGGCACGCACGGACGTAGTTGTCGCCCTTGCCGACCACCTTCCGAAGCTCCGGGACCGAGCGCGGGCCGTGCTGTAGCACGCTGTAGATCGTCTGGATGGTGGAAGTCATGCGGCCTCCGGTGGCTCGTCGCCGCGGTAGCGGTTCGATAGTTGCTTGACGGCCCCGGCCACCGCATGGCGTGTGTCTGTGATGCGCAAGGCTGGTTGTGCTACGCCCTTCTCCATGACAAGCGCAGCCTTCTGCGGATCGCCGATTAGTACCGGCGCGGTGCGATGCTTGTGACCATTGAGGCGGTTGTCCGCCTCGTGGCCTCCAATCAGGTAAGGCGAGAAGGCGGGAACTTCGCGGCGCACCCGGTAACCCTGGTAGCGCTTCTCAAACTCGCGCGCCTTGAACGGGAGGTCTTCGGCCATCGACGAGCACAGCGCGTACCAGCCGCCCATTTCGGCAATCACTGCGTGGATCAGCGGGTCATCGAACGCGACCGAGCGCATCTTGCCGACCGAGCCAATGGCCGCCTGCACCTTGGCCCATGCCTGCATGCCCTGCGTCTGCGTCGAGCCTTCGATCATCTTCACGATGTCCGCGACCTTCGGTGCCCACTGCCCGTTGTCCGGGTTCTGGGCATGCAACGTGAAGGCTCGCGAGACGTCGGCGAATTCGAAGCGCTTCAACGAGTCCCAGAACACGCTCAGCATGAAGTCGGAGACGTCCTTGCCGTAGTAGGCCATGGCGTCGGTAAGCAGGTCGGCGAACTTGATTCGCTCGTCAGCCAACATATGCGTCCTCCTGTCGGTTCAGCCAGCTATCGGCCACTGCACGGTTTCGTGATTCCAGGGCGGTTTGCCGATTAACGGTCGTGTTGCCTCGGCGTGCTGTGGCCCTGCGGATCCAGTTGCGCCATGTCGCCGCCCAGTCGGTCTTGCAGCCGTCCTTACCCGGTTTGGCGTGCCAGTAGTCCCGAAAGCTTTCGGCTTCGACGCTGACGTCGATGTCGGGGCGCGCGTCTTCCGCCCACCGCAGTTCGTCAGGACTTGGTTGCCAGTCATCCGGCAAGCGATGACCACGGGGAGATTTCGTTGGCGATGCCGAAGGCGTCGCGTGCGCTTCCTCTCCACTCCCCTCCCTTCCTTTCCCTTCCTCTCCTTTCCCTTCCAACGACGAACATTCGCGAACCCTCGCGAGGGCTCCACGAGGCTGAGGGAATTGAGGCTTACTCGGCTTATCAATCTTCTGATGCATCAACCAGTTACATACTTCCAGATAGGCTGATCCGTTGAACTCGTAGCGGGTAATGCAGCCTTCACGCTCCAACTCGTCCAGCCAGCCGTCGATCAGGCTCGATGCGTCGTCGTCGTAGGGGAAAAGAAGGCTCGCGAGCATTCGCGAGGCTGCGCGAGTCCTCCCGTGGTCATCGCAGATGGGCCACAGGAGAATGAAAAGGAGGCGCGCATCCCGCGACACGTTTCCCATACTTTCCGACTGTGGGAACTCGGGCTTGATGGAGCGGATACGTGCCATGGGTATTACTCCACCACCCGCCACAGCGTGACCGGATGCATGTGGCACGCCCTGCCCTCTGCCTGCTTGTAGCCGATCTTGCGGATCAACCCTTCGCGGGATGCGCGCGTGAACACGGAGCCCCATGCACGGCCATCGGGAGGCATTGGCAGGCCCTTGGCGTGTGCCCAGGCGCGGACCTGTTCCGCGGTGAAGTTGGCGTCGTACTTGCGGACGAAGTTGCGCAGCAGCAGATAGGCGGTGGACGACCAGTCGGCGTGGCAATCGTCGGCATGGGCTGTCGATCGAGCCATGCCAGCGTCACGGCCTATGCGGCCTTGGTTGAGAACGGCGTTCATTGATTCCCCCTGTTGTGTCCACTTTCGAGTCCCCTCAAAAGTCGAACAGCTTCGGTTTCGGAAACGCGGTAGCCAGCCATCATCTCGGCGATGACGGCTTTCTCGGCCAGTTGTTGGGGTGACATTCCACTCATCGCTGCGGCCAGTACCAGCCGCCCAAACTCGCTATCTCCACCCACGTCAGAGGACGTAAGAGGTGACGCGAAAATCGCCTGTCGAGGCGATTCAGAGTTCATAGGCACCAGCGTTAATCTGCTCACCGTGCTTTTGGAGAAGTTCACGGGTGAGCTTGTTGATCGCGTATCGCTTCCACACGCCGTACTGCACACCGGCAAGCTGGGCTGCGCGCTTGGCGTCAGCCGCCTCGTCTTCGTTTACATCCAGGTAGTCGCGGAAGCGCTTGTGACGTGAATCGGCGTACATAACGGCAAATCCTTTGAGGGGTACTCGTGTGTTTAGAAAAGAGGAAACGAAGAAAGGCCGCGCTGATGAGTCAGGCGACCTTTCGTTTAGGCTTGGGATGAGGAACAACGCGCACGTTGTACCCCGTGACA